TATAAAGTTTGGTAGAAGTACAAGTGGTATAAGCAGTAGCCAAATGCGTTCCATCTGGGTCAATGGTAACGGTTCCATCATCAGATAAATTTACGCGGTGATGTCCGTCAATGTAGGGAACAATTACACCCTCAGATAGTCGATTGCTGTCATGGCAAAAAACTTTGTTTAATGTATGCCCATCCAAAACATTATCAGACTCACAATATCCCAATGATTCAAAATGATGTACAAGGTTATTGCTGTGAGGATTGCCACCATAGATGACTGAATACTCTTTGTTTCTGTCACTGTATAAGCATCTTGCGGCTACTTTTTTGTTGTGCCGTATGTATGCCAGTTTAATTTCACTTTTTCCACCATAAACGAGCGTAGGATGCTTTGGGTAAGCAAATTGCCAATCATGTTTATTTTTACCAGTCATACAAGCGCCAGTGTTAATGCCATCTTCAGCATGAACGTAAACGGCTTTAATTAGCCGTGTGTTGTTTGTGGTCTTAACTGCATTTTGCAGTCTGTGGTTTTTTAACCTGCTAGTTAAATCATTTATTACATTGTCTGATAAATCAGGGTTTAGGCTTTTAATGTATTTCCCAATTTTAATAGCATCATAAATTGGTGAATGTTGCTCGTTTTTAAAATTGTCTAAACGTTTTAATTTAACGATCATATTAATGCCGATATTGTCATTTATACGCGGCAGATGGGGAATATCGTTAACGATTTGTTCTGGTGTTAAATAATCAGAAATGAATTCTGGTAATTCATACCTACCTGATGACAAATGCCTGATTTCATTATTTTTGTGATATGCCAGTTTTTGCTCATGAGAATAATTGCTTCTATTATCTATATAGCGCATATCAAGATTATCAATGATGTTTCTATGTAGTTGGATCGCGTCTATGATTTTACACATTAGAAACACCCACGTTTAAAATGGTATATACCGCAACAATAAACACGATAATTTCAGCGACAAAAAGATTACGTTTTGCTTTGCGCTGACTCTCTTTTATATAGTTGGCGCGGCGTATTTTTTGATTTTGTATACGTTTTTCAATGATTCTAAACTGCTTGGTTTGAATGCTTTCAATTTGTGATTTCATAATGTTTCACCGTTTTAAAATAGTTTTAGGATTATTCAAAAGTAGAATTTAATCCACTCGAAACCATTCCTAACAAAGTTTCAAAAGCCTGTCAAACGACCAAAAAAAGAATAATTCGACCAAAAAAGTCAACAGAACAAATCGAGAACAAATCAAAAAAACCCTTGCAAATCAAACGGTTAGGTCGATCAAATTCAAATCAAAAAGTGTGCCAGTGGAAAGGTACTCCTGTGGGTATCCCCGGGGGTAAAACGCGGCGGCTCTCTCTTTCTGTAGACTATATGCGACAAGTTGGTGCTAAATTAGATAAGATAAGAATGTGGATAACTTTTAAGAAAGGTGGCTTTTGGCGAATCAAAAAGAAATAGCGGAGCATCTAGACCTCGATCACTCACGAATTCATCAGTTGCAGAAAGAAACAGTGATACCCAGAGGGGCATCTTTAGACGTTGCGCGAGTCAATTACATTCGCTTTCTCCGCGCATCAGCAATGTCTGGTCGTGGCTCTGGCGATGTTAACGAAGAACGCGCACGACTGATTCACCATCAAGCTAATCTGGCATCACTGGAAGAAGATGTTAAACAAGGCAAACTGATTCCGGCAGACGAGATTGAAAAAGTATGGGTGGATATGTCTATGGCGATGAGGGCAAAGATTATTGCGTTACCTAAGAAAGTAGCGGCAGTGGGTTGCGGAATTAACGAATACGTTGAGATGGAAGCGTTAGTGAAAGGCTTTGTGAATGAAGCACTAGATGAATTGAGCGTGAACGATGAAATACAAGAACACCCTTAACGAGTTACGCAAACGTGTGTTTGCCATGCTCAAATCACCACCAGAGTTGTCGATGAGTGAGTGGGCAGACCGGCATAGGCGATTATCGCCGGAAGCATCGGCTGAATTTGGCTCATGGAGTACGGCAAGGGCAGAATATCAGCGTGGCATTATGGATGCGATAAGTGATCCGACCATTGAAACTATCGTGGTTATGTCATCTGCTCAAGTTGGCAAGACTGAAATGACGTTAAATATGATTGGATACTACGTTCATAACGACCCGTCACCGATGTTAGTGATTCAGCCAACGCTCGACATGGCTCAAACGTTCAGTCGTGACCGGTTAGCGCCGATGGTAAGAGATACGCCAGTGCTGACGGAGTTAATCCAAGACTCCAAAGCAAGGTCATCGGGGAACACTATCTTGAAAAAGAGTTTTCCGGGTGGACACATCACAATGGCAGGGTCAAATAGTCCTGCATCATTGGCATCCAGACCGGTCAGGTTGGCTATCTTTGATGAAACGGACAGATTTCCAGTATCAGCCGGAACTGAGGGTGATCCCGTTATGTTGGCAAGCAAACGGACTAACAACTTTGCTAACCGTAAGATCATTATGGTGTCAACGCCGACCATCCAAGGTGCATCGAGGATAGAAACGGCTTATGAGAACTCTGACCGGCGTGTTTTCAAAGTGCCGTGTCCTCATTGCGGTGAGTTTCAGCAGTTGAAGTGGTCAAATGTGAAGTTTGACAAGGAAAACCCTAGTAATGCTTTTTATGTTTGTGACGAATGTGGTGTGGTTATCGAGCATTCGCACAAAGCGGCGATGGTTAGGCAAGGAAAATGGGTCGCTACGTTGAAATCTGGCAAGGTCGCAGGGTTCCACTTGTCAGAATTGTACTCACCGTGGCGCACATGGGGAAATATGGCGGAGGATTTCTTATTTGCTAAGAAAAACAGAGACACTTTGCAAGTTTGGATAAATACTGCCCTTGGAGAAACTTTTGAAGAATCAGAGGGTGAGGGTTTGGAATACGAAACGGTATATGTGAAGAATCGACACGAATATGAATTTGATCCGTTGCCGGAAGAAGTGCTTGTGATTTCGGCAGGGGTGGATGTACAAGGAGATAGGCTCGAATTGGAAACCCTTGGTCATGGCTTAAATGAAGAAACTTGGTCGCTCGGTTATTACAAAATACCCGGCGATCCGGGTCTTGGCACGACATGGGATGCTCTGGATGACATTTTGAGCCGCAAATTCAACCATCCGTCCGGTATTCAACTGTCTGTAGCGGCAACTTGTGTCGATTCTGGTGGTCACCACACCCAAGCGGTCTACGATTACACCCGTAGACACACGAATCGCTTTGCAATCAAGGGTGCGAGTCAATCTGGCAAGCCACTAGTGGGTAAACCATCAAGAACTAACAAGGGTAGAGTCGCTTTATACCCGATTGGCACTGATGCGGCGAAAGATTTGATCTTTTCGCGGTTGAAAATTGAAGAATTTGGCTCTGGATTCTGCCATTTCCCAATGTCATACGATCAGGAATACTTTAAAGGTCTTTGTTCTGAGAAAAAAGTTAGAAAATTCGTTAAAGGCGTGGCTCGGATGGAATGGAAGAAAACTAGAACACGAAATGAGCCGTTGGATTTGCGAGTTTACGCTATTGCAGCATTTAGGCTGCTAAACGCCAACTTAAAAGCCATTGATAAGAAAATTAACGGTGAAAAAGAAGAAGAAGATGTTATTGAGCCGAATGTTCACATTGTCGCGCAGGAAAAAGAGTTAATTCCGATGGCAGTGCCGCCAAAACGCCGCAGTCGGTCGCGTAGAGGGAGTGCGTTTGTAAAACGGTGGTAAAAATTGCTCTTTTTAGGGGAGCAATGCGTCTTTTAGGGGAGCAATGGTGTCAAAAACTTGACACTTAGCAAATATACTGCTCTGGTCGCGCCTAATGGCTAATTTATTCGATACGAAAAGCTATCCGCTCACAGAACCGCGATCTTTTTCTGTTGGCGACAGGGTAGCGTGGAAGCGCACAAATTTAACCGATTATCACCCAACACTTTACACGCTGAGTTATTTTGCGCGTAAAGATGGGTCAGGTACAGACGCATTTTCTGCAACTGCTACCGCTAACGGAACTGAATTTGTGGTGGAAATCTCTAGCAGTATTTCCGCAAATCTAATCTCAGGAACTTACCGGTGGAGTTCGTTTTTAACGCGCAACTCTGATAGTGAGCGCATTGAAATGGGTTCGGGCGTGTTTACCCTGCATCCAGACAAGGCATCATCGACCGATGACCCTAGAAATCACACGAAGAAAGTTTTAGACGCTATCGAAGCGGTTATTGAGGGTCGAGCAGGCAAGGATCAAGAAAGTTTGTCCGTTGAGGGCATGACTTTGCAAAGAACACCATTGTCGGACTTGATTGCTCTCCACAGTAAGTACAAAGGCATTTATGTGCGTGAAACGAGAGCGCAGAGGATGCGTGACGGGTTGAGTCATTCCGGTAAAATTTATACGAGGTTTTAATGATGTTTTTCAGCAAGAAAGAACCTGCACCACCATCATTAAAGAAACGTAAGCAAAAAATAAAGAAAATAAACACTAGAGGGTTCGCGGCAAGCGCCGAAGAATACTTCTTGTCGGATTTCAAAGGCACAAGTCTGTCGATTGACGCAGAACTCACCGCAGGATTACGCAAGATGCGTATGCGGTCACGGACGCTCACGAATGACAATGATTACGCCAAAAAATACTTATCAATGGTTAGGGCAAATGTCGTTGGCTCAAACGGAATCATGTTGCAGGCGAGAACAAAAGATTCGCGTGGAAAGCTAGATAAAGCCGATAACGATTATATCGAGCAGGCGTTCAAGGAGTGGGGCAGTTTAGAACATTGCACAATGAGCAAGCGATTGACTTGGTGCGATGTGCAGAATTTGTTTATAGAAACAGTCGCTAGGGATGGCGAATCCTTGTGCGTAATCCATTACGGTAAGGACTTGGAGTACGGAATATCACTACAACTGGTTGATGTGGACTTGCTCGATGAGTCATACAACGTGCGGCTCGATAATGGCAATCAGATTCGCATGGGCGTTGAGCAAAACCAATTCGGCGCGGCAGTTGCTTATCATCTGTTCACAGAGCATCCGGGCGATGACACTTACACGTTCAACCTCAAGAAATACGTCAGAATTCCGGCAGAGCGCATTATCCATGCTTTTCGTTCTGAAAGACCCGGACAATCTCGCGGTATTCCTTGGATGCACACCGCAATCCGTAGGCTAAATATGTTGGGTGGCATGGAAGAAGCTGAGTTAATCGCATCGAGGGTTGCCGCTTCCAAAATGGGTTTTTTCACCTCACCAGAAGGTGATGGGTACGTTGGAGAAAGTGAGGAAGAAACGGATGGGGCATTAATCTCCAACTGTGAGCCGGGCGTGTTTGAACAACTTCCAGAGGGTGTGAATTTCCAAGCATTTGACCCACAACATCCATCAACAGCATTTGATGCGTTCGTTAAAACGGTTCTCAGAGGTGCGGCTAGTGGCTTGAATGTGAGTTACAACACCCTAGCGAATGATTTAGAGGGTGTGTCGTTTTCATCAATTCGATCTAGCACCATCGAAGAACGCGACCAGTGGAAACAAAAGCAAACGTGGATGATTGAGCAATTCTGTATGCCGGTTTACAAGGCATGGTTAAGCAGTGCTATTTTGCATGGCAAATTAAAACTTCCGGCAACGAAAATAGACAAATTCCGCAATGTTACATTTCAGCCCCGTGGGTTTGATTGGGTTGATCCACTTAAGGATATTAACGCCAGTGCGTTGAGCATTGAATTAGGTGTAAGTACACGCGCAGACATTGCCGCATCACACGGTACGAATTTAGAGGATGTGTTTGAGCAATTGCAAAAAGAGCAAGAACTAGCGGCTCAGTACGGCATTATTTTAGGAGAAAAGAAAGATGAGCAAGCGCAAAACGAAAACGATTGAAGCAACTTCGTTCCAACGAGGGTTTGCTTTTGACAGAGATGCAATAAATGTCGAGGACAGAACGGTTGAACTCGCATTTTCATCAGAAGAACCCGTAGAAAGATGGTTCGGAAACGAAATTTTAGACCACTCCAGAAGTTCAGTTGACCTTGGTCGGTTAGAGAGCGGTGGGGCGGTACTTGTTGACCACAATCATTCTGACCATATCGGGGTTGTGGAAAACGCAAGCATTGACGATGACCGTAGGGGTCGCGCACGGGTTCGGTTTGGTAACGGAACTCGCGCCAATGAGATTTTTACAGATGTGGTCGATGGCATCCGGCATAACGTGTCCGTTGGCTATCGGATTAACACAATGAATTTAGAAGATACAAATCGAGAGAGTGGGGTAGAGACTTATCGTGCGACTTCGTGGAGTCCATTCGAGATTTCATTTGTGAGTATTCCGGCAGATAGTGGCGTGGGTGTTGGAAGAAATGATGTGATGGACGAAAAGCGTTCAATCACAATTGAAAATTTATATGAGGAAGAAAAAATGACTGAAGAAGTGAAGGCGACCCCTGTCGTAGTTGATGCTGACGCTGAAAGAGCGCAAATCAGAAAAACAGAGGTTAAACGAATTAGTGAAATCGAAGCGTTAGGCGACAAGTTTGAAGCGAAAGACGTTGCTAGAGATTTCGTCCAATCTGGTAAGTCTGCTGACGAGTTCAGAACTTCATTGTTGGCTAAAATTGGTGATGCAAAACCAGTGGTTGAGTCTCCAGAAATTGGACTGACTGAAACAGAAGTGCGTCAATTCTCTTTTGTTAAGGCAATCAATGCACTTGCGAATCCAAATGATAGACGCGCACAAGAAGCGGCGGCGTTTGAATTTGCAGCATCTCGCACAGCAGGGGAGCGTTACGGTAAAGACCCACAAGGAATTATGATTCCGGCGGATGTTCTGAACGGAAAACGTGACTTGAGTGCCGCAGTTGCGGTTGACGGTGGTAACTTAATTGCCACTGAATTACTCGCTGATAGCTTTATCGAAAAACTCGACAATGCAATGGTGGCTCGCAGAGCAGGCGCGACAATCATGCGTGACTTGCAGGGCAACTTGGCTATTCCTAGACAAACGGGCGGCGCATCTAGCTACTGGATTGCTGAGAATGGCGATGTGACAGAGTCATCTGCCACTTTCGATCAAGTGTTAATGTCTCCACGCACTGTGGGTGCATTTAGCCAAATCTCACGCAAATTATTGCTTCAAAGTTCCATTGATGTAGAGAACTTTGTGCGTAATGACTTGGCGCTAAGATTAGCGTTAGCCATTGATAATAAGGCTTTTGAAGGTGATGGCTCTGGAAACACACCAACCGGCGTAGCTAATGTTTCTGGTGTTGGTTCTGTCGCATTCGCAGGGGCAACGGCAGGAGCGTGTACTTTCGGTGAAGCTGTGGATATGGAATCCGAGATCAGCCAAGACAATGCGTTGTTAGGTAACTTGTCTTACATCACAAATGCCGCGCAGTTGGGTTATTTGAAGCAGACTAGGAAAGATGCCGGTTCTGGATTGTTCTTAATCGAGAACGGACAGCTAAACGGTTATCCGGTTCTGGTTTCAAATCAAATCACAACACCGGGTCAAATGATGTTTGGTAATTGGGCTGACATTATGATTGGTTACTGGTCTGGAGTTGACATCAATGTTGACACTAGCACTTTAGCTACCAGTGGTGCGCTACGAATCATTGCATTACAAGATGTTGATGTTGCGGTTCGTCACCCTGAGTCGTTTGCACTAGGCGTTTAAATCTGAACACCCCCACTTATCGCTCGGAATGAGTGGGGTGCTTTTGGAGTGTGTATGAAAGTTAAGTTTTTAAAGACAACGTGTTTTATGCGGCTTAAGTATCTAGCTGAACAAGTGGCAGATTTGCCTGCGGCAGATGCAGATGGGTTGGTTAAGAAAGGGCTTTGCGTCAAAGTGGCAACGCCAAGGAAGAAAAAAGACTGATGGCACAAACGTGGCTTTCAGATGATGATTTGTCAGAGTTCTTATCTACTGAAGCATTCGGTAGTGAAGCGACTTTCAAATCTAAAACGATTAATACCGTGTTCACAAATAATTACATTTCCATCACGGGTGGAACTGTGGACATTGAGGGTACATATCCGGTTGCGCTTTGTAGACTTTCGGATGTGACAGGTGTAGCACACAATGATGTGTTAACCATAGATAGCAAAAATTATGTTGTTATCGGCATTCAGCCAAACAACAGCATTGGCACAGTTAAATTAGTTTTAAACGAGCCATGAGTCATCTTAGACAACAAATAAGAGAAGAAATAGCGACTACGCTGACGGGGTTAACAACCACCGGGTCGAACGTGTTCCAGAGCAGGGTTTACCCGATGGAGCAAGCCAAGTTGCCCGGCATTATTGTTTACACAGTGGACGAGCGAACAATGCCCTCAACAATGGGCGCAAACAGAACCATTGAAGCGACCCTGAATGTTGCTGTTGAATGTTACGCGATGGGTAATGCGATTGACAATTTATTGGATGGAGTTTGCTTGGAAATACAGCAGGCACTATCTGCAAACAGACAAATTAATTCTTTAGCAAAAAATAGTCAGTTAGATTCGACTGTTATCACTTTTGCTCAAGAAAGCGAACAACCGGCAGGATACGCGACCATGAGTTGGTCAGTTAACTATCGGTATAAAGAAAACAACCCAGAAATAGCGTTATGAGTGGGTTATCTATTTTTGCACAGGCAGTGGAGATAAAAGCCGAACCAATGCCGTTTCTAAACCTACTGATAAGGGGGATACATAATGGCTACATATACAGGTGACACTGGAACAATTAAGGTTGGGGCGGAAACTATTGGTGAGATCAAAAGTTGGTCTTACGAAGTTAGTGCCGCATCTATTGACACTACTGTAATGGGTGGTGATGGATGGGCATCTTTTAAGTCTGGTCAGAAAGCATGGACAGGCACAGCAGAATTGTTGGTGGAAAAAACTGACGCAGGACAACTTGAGTTAGGTGCCGGCGAAACCAAGTCTGGCGTAGAGTTTTTGTTTGACGCTACTGACGCGACCTCGATAGCCGCTAAAGGAACGGCATTAATAGAAAGTGTTTCGGTCAGTTCAAGTGTTGGCGAAATGGTCACACTGAGCGTTTCGTTTAAGGGAAGCAGTGCGCTAGACACTAATTGGCAAGGCTAACAGAATAACCTGCAACTAGGGGAAACCCGAAAGAATCAATGCCGAGGTGATTGGTTGCAGGTTTTACTCGGCATACTCGGAGGAATAAAGCATGGGTTTGGGTGATGAGTTTTTAGAACGCGCATCGAAGCGTTATAAAGAAGAATTGCAAGATAAAGAGAATTTCATTATTGTGCCGGAGTTAGGCGATTTGAAGTTTTTTTATCGACCGATGAACATCAAACAGCGAGATAAGATTTTCAAGCTGATTAATGATGATAAATATAATGAAGCGTGTGCAGAAGCGATTATTATCAGAGCAAGAGATGCAGATGGTAAGCGTATGTTCAGAGAAGCACACAGGCAACAGTTTTTAACCGAAGTTCCGCCCAAGATTGTTGAGCGAATAGCCGGTGAGATGAATACTTTTGACAAAGACATTGATGATGAAAGTGAAGAAGCACGGACGGAGTCGGGGGCAAGTCTAGCAAAAAAATCCTGAGCCACGATGACGGGTTATGGCTTGTTTTCGTGGTAGCAGAATTATTAGGAAAACCGGTGGGCGAGATTATGGAGTTGTCAGTTGCGGAAATGGTCGGTTGGTCGGCGTATTTACAGATTAAGCAGGAGTTAGCTAAAGATGGCAAGTAGCACAGAGCAAATCAATGTTCGCATCACTGGTCACGACAACACCGGTCGGGCATGGCAATCTGCTACGCGCCGGGTGAGAACGCATCAACGCCAAATGAAAGGTTACACCAGAGTGTTGCGTAATGCTAAATTGCAAGCAGTTCAGCTTAACGCATCTCTAGGGTCGATTCCTGCCGCCGGATTAGCCGGAGCCGCCGCCGGTTTTGGCTTGTTAGCAAAATCAGTATTTACTGCAA